GACGTGGTCCAGTCGGTGTTCCCCGCGTCATCGTCCGAATAATACTGATCGCGGCAGCTCGACCAGTAGCCCAGGGCCGTGAAATCGATCCCCTGGGCGAGTCTGCCCTGAGCCCCAACCTGGAACTCTTGGCTCTGCTTCGGATCCCCCCGCTCATTGGACGCCAGCGTTGCGGCGTCGGCTTGGGTGTTGGCGTTCGAGCCCGCTGGGAGTGTCAGGAGGAGTTCTCGCCGAGGGTAGCTGCTGAGCGAATCGCTGTTGGTGACCACGGTCCCTTCGGTGCTGCCGACGAGTGGCGTGATCGCGTTCCGCAGGTCTGCGGCAGACTGTCGAAGCTGGAAGCCACCGACAATCAACCGGATCTCCATGACGCGCCCCTCCCAGATCACGTCTTGTTCGCGGCTCACAAGGAGCCTGAAGAAGAAGCGACCCGGCAGTTCCGGCGACGACAGCCATTGCCATGCCTCCTCCAGCGACATCGAGATAGTCCCCTTGGCCCGCTCGAAGCCTCCGTGGATCCGCGTCGTGAAGGTGAAGGTAGTCAAGCGGTCGGTTAGGTCCTCAATTAGCGTCGGGGAGGAGAGGTTCGCGTCGAAGAGACGGACCCGGAGGCCCTGCGCCAGAGGCATTCAATCATCCTTTCGGACTAGCAGGTAGAGGGGCTGGACCGTCAGGGCGATCTTATAGCCGTCCGCTATCGCGACATCATTCACCCCGTCCCGGCACTGGAAGTAGAACCGAGTCCCATCCGGGTGTACAACGGGAGGGGAGCCGAGCTGATCCGTGGGAAAGCTCTGGACCACATCGCTGGTATTTAAGAGCCACACGCCCCCAGGCTCCGTAAGGGAGTCTAGCAATATAACGTCAGTCCCCGTGGCTTTGGTGAGGAAGACGCCGGAGAAGTCGATGGGCATGAGGAGAACGCAGTCGATGTACCATTCAAAGGTGTAGTCCTCGGCTATATTCCCCAAAACCCCTGCAGATTGATAAACTTGGAGTTTGAAAGCGGCTCCCGTCTGATTATCTGGAATGGTTACAGGGGGGATAGTCACTGTCCCGAGATCGAGGAGCTGATAATCCTCCGCAGTATCTTGACCTGCACTTCCCGATCCAACGTCAGTAAGGGCCACCGCTGAGGCGCGGTCTGGGTTCGTTTGGTCCAGGAGATTGACCCCTCCGTAAGACCAGCCTAGCATAAAGGTGAATAGCGAGTTGGTAGCTGCATCGGCTGTGTTCCCTCCGTTGGATGCCCTTATCAGCACCTTATATTGACCGCGAGGAGGAGATGCAATGGTCCAGTCTGTTCGAAACCACGTTTCGTTATCATTTGGGTTGGTAGGATCGGCGCTGGAAGACAGTTGATTCCTATTGGAGTTGCCAGCACTGGCATTGGCATCCACCTCTGTTTCGTCCATGTTGTAGTTGAAACCGCCGACAGAATTGGTATGCACTTGCGTTGTTACTCCATCTTCCCCCTCCAGCACCATCCCCTGCGCCGCGACCACTTCGTCCGTCTGGCGTCCCGCATGACGGGCACCGACCCAGACGAGCTGATGCGTCTGGTCCTCGGCTAGCTTCATTTGGCATAGAGCCGGTACATCACCGGGGCAGTCGTATACATCCAGGTAGTTGATGTGGGCCTGACCGTCGTCATCCATGTGGTTCACGACGGCACGCCCGCTGACCCAGGTGGACGGGATGGAGGTCGCCTGGACTGCCATACACCCATCGACGTAGGCCGTGCCCGTCGCGCTGCCCGCCGTAGACTCCAGCCGAGGCTTGAAGACAGCCGCGGTAGTGCTGGAGGGTACCGTTTCATTCTCGATCTTGAGCTGGATCCATCCCGTACTCGTAGTGGTCCGCTCAACCGTTGACGTGCTGCTGCCCCCGGTATATTCGATATCCAGGACGAACTTGCAGTTGCTCAGCGCCGTGACGTAGACCCAGACACCGAAGGACCAGATCTCAGCTGCATCGACGTCTCCCAGGGATTGATTGCGCTCTACCTGTTGGCCCGAGCCCCCGCTGTTCGTCATGACCAGCTTTAGGCAGGCCGCTCCGTACTTCGCCTGGGTGGTGTCTCGAGCCGTTGTCCCCGCCGCGCTCCCGTGTATCGACGCAGTCCAATCGGCCAGTGCGGTGCCGGCGATCTCAAAGGAAGGGTCACCCACGAAGTTCGAAATTGTCTCCTGGGTGCCATAGGCGAAGGGCTTGCAGGTAAGAATTAGCGTACCAGTGACCCGGGTGTTCACGGTCTGCAGTACCGTCCCCTCCTGCGTCTCGAAGGTTCCGCGCACGACGTGGAAATCGAGGGCATTAGTCGCCGAATCCCACTGGCGCCGGAGTTTCATCTGAGAGTTGAGCCCGTGGCGAGAGAACTCCTCAGCCCGAGCGAGGAGCGCGTGGATGTTGGAAATATTCGCAATGAGATTGTCAGCGGACGTTCCCCGCACGTCTATAGTTAGCGTAACCGTTCGACCGCGGGAGGGATTGTCCAGTATCGCCTTAAGAGACGGGAGGAGAGGAGTCCCGCCAAGAGTGCGGAGCCGAGGCGGCGGAGGGGCGAGGATCCCTTGCTGGCGCACGACATAGTTGGTCAGGTCATTGAGGGCGAGCGTCGTATCGTCGTTGAGCAGGCTGTAAATATAGGCCATCGGACTTATTGATCCTGGGTTTGCTCACTGAGCATCGCATCGTCACCCATAATCTGGCCGACCTGACGCTCGTCCATCACGATGGTCGCTATCTTTGTCGGGAGTCCCGGTAGTCCCCCGCCAGCTCCAAACATTGGCGGGGTTTCCCCGAAGAGCCCCCACTCTTCTTGCGCAGCGAGATTGCCCGCGCTGGCCACGATGGCTAGGTTGCGTGCCTTGCGCCGCTCTTCACGCCGCACCGCATTTTCCGTATTGCTGATATAGGCGTCAAGCTGGGCAGCCCGGAAGGGATCAGTCGTCGCTGCACGTTCCTCCCGTAACTGTTCCAGTCGGTCGGCTGCCGGTTCCTTCGAAAAGCCGGTCACCGAACGTCCCAGGTTTTGGAGCGCAGAAGCCTGCTCGTTGATTGCGCTGGTCGTCCTGGAGACGACCTCAAATGTGTCCTCGTCCGCCTGACCGAACTGCAGTATATGCTCCTCTGCCTCGGAGAGCTGTGACGTATAATTTTTGAGCGATCTTGAAGCCCTGATCACCGACCGGTACCATTCATCATTCGTTGAGGTGGCCAGTTCGGCGAAGCCTGCGAACTTATCGAGCCGATCTCCCACGACAGCTATACTCTTGGCATTGGCCTCATTCGCGTGTATTAGTGCCGTCCCTTGTTTCTCCAGCTCCGCCCAAGCCTCTCGTGCCTCGTCTATGGCGGCGACTACCTCTGTATAGTTGGCACCGTGGAGGAGGGGGATATCAAAGCCCCTCTGTCGCATCTTCTGGGCTTCGGCGTTGATGGCCCTCAAGCCCGTCTCCGTCTCGAAGAATATCCCCGCAAGGAGCCCCAGGCCAGCGGCAATGGGAGTGATGACGGTTCCCAGGGCACCAAATACTCGCCCCATCATGGTTGCGCCGGCTAGGATAGGCGGAAGCCCCAGTCCCATAAGGGCGAAAGCACCTACCAATCCGACCGCTGCAACCGCCGTATTATGGATGGGCTCAGGAAGCGCCTCGGCTGCCCGGACCAGTTTTTCGAGGCCAATAGTGACGTTATTAACTGCCGGGAGGAGACTATCCCCCATAGTCTCGCCTAGGTTCTTCATCCTGTTTCTCAATTGGTCTATAGGGGAGGCGGCACCCTCAGCAGCTCCACCAATGGCCTCCGTTGCCGCTGCTACGCGCTCTGCAAAGCCCGCGGTCTCGTCGAAGGTCAGGCCGGCGCTCTCAGCCGTATTGGCCATCCCTCCTAAAGCGCGACCCATGGTGAGCGCGACGGTTCCCACCGATGACCCGCTGACTGCTGCAGCATCTAAGATGACAGGCAACGCAGCAAGGGCCTTCTCCGTGCTTCCCAGGATGGGAATCAGGCGGATCATCGCCTCTCGCTGAACATTGTCGCCATAATTAGTCTTACGCTGTAGAGCCTCCGTGACGCTCTCTATGGTCTCTTTCTGGGCGTCATAGGTGGTGTTGAGCGTTTGCAGGACAGCATCCAGGGTTCCTATCTGCTGACGCTGGTCCTCGGCCAGCTTGGTCGCGACACCGAGACCCC